CTACCGGGCGACGGCCTGCACATACGCCTGACAGGCACGCAAGGCAATCAGGGCGTTATCACCGTCGTCGGTGATGCCGATAATTCTTTGAGCATGCGCTGGGTCAAGTCGGGATCGCGGGGCTGCATGAACCACGCCGCCGGAGGTGGCGGTGGCCGGCATTGCGCAACCGTTGGCGGGGTCGCTGGCGTCGAGAAGGACTGACAACCGCACATCAGCAGTGGCCAGGCGGTCACGCAAAGCAGTCTGGTTGCGTTGGGCATCGCTTAACTCCCGGGTGTGTTGTTGGTCGTTGGCGTTGAGTTGTTGCTCCAAAGCCAGCCGTTGGTCCTGCGCAATCTGCCGTTGCTGGCTCAGCGCCTGAACATGAGCAACCGATTGCAGCTCAAGCTGAGTACCATATCGCCAAGACTGAACCTGCCACACAAGTGCAATGAGCAGACACACGCCGATCAAGCGCAGTGCACCTAGGAAACGCATAACACCGCCTTCGCCCGCGCCCACAGCTGCAAACGGTCATCCAGGCCATTAAGACCGCCATTGATACGCCGCGTGATCGTGGTGAATTGACCTTTGTCGGCCAGTTCGTTGAGACCATTGCTTTGCCAGAACCAGGCGGCCGACTCACAAGCCCATTGCGGCTGTTCCAGCAGCTGCGGTTGTTGCAGCAGGCGATCATCACCGAATAGCGCTTGGCTACAGGCCAGATAATTACGGCGCCCCGTGATCTGGATCAGCCCCCTCCCGCGATACTTCTGGCCATCACCATCCGCCTCGGGAGTGTTGCCCAGGCGGGAGGCCAGGGGGCCGGTGTCGTATTTGCTCAGGTATTGATCGCTGCCCAACTCCCGAACGTAGTGCAACTCGCCGGACTCGTGACCGATTTGAGCGAGGAAAGCAGCGGCTCGCTGAGGGGTGTTGATTTGCCGATTCGACATTGCAGAATTGAGCGCGGATATGAAAACGCCCGCTAGATAGCGAGCGCGTGGGAAGACTTGCTGGAGTTGATCTAGCTTCATGAGATGACCTTGCCACGGGCCACCGCCCTGGCCTCCAGAACCGCTTCGGGCACAGGCGTGTTCTCCTCAAGGAATCGCAAGCTGTACCAGTCGGTAGAAGCGAGATAAGCGAGGGCCTCACGCGAGTCCGCCTGTACCTGGAGGTCTTGAGGTGTCTGATTTTTTTCCAGCTTCGACAGATCAAACATCGCTCATGCGCTCCAGGGGTTTGGCTTGGTGGGTGAATGGATCAATGGGCTCAACTGGAAAAGGAACAGGCCCGGCCGATACCTGGAGTCTGCCCGCCTGCCACATGTAAGCCGGTGCACCCGCGTTGACGGCCAGTTTCAAGGTTAGCTCGATCTCACCTTTGTGACGGATCACGGGCCCTGCGAATAGCTCATGTCCAATTGCGGACATGGGTAGGGTCATTCCGTCAGGAATCAGTGAAAGATCAACCCTTTCGTCATTCAGGATCAGTATTTCACCCTCGACGAAGGCCGTAGTCGGAATCGCGGTGCCAATAGGCCGAAAAGGAACGTGGTGAATAATCATGCGTGCCATCTCCCGATTGCTGTCACTGTCACGATATTGTTCAGCGTCCGGTCGGACATAAAGAAATAGGAACCCACATTGCCGTAGCACCTGGCCGTCATATCCCAGTCAATCGTCGGGTAGATGTTGTGAAACACCGCCACAGGCGTATCCGCGAAACCCGCCAGCCATGCGACGTTGCGTGTGACACCAGCCGTGTAGCCAGTAAACCGCTGCTGACAAATTTGCAGGCCACCAGCAAAACGGAAATACCAGTTGTCGAGCGCACCACCACGCTCGATGAGCCCGGAATTAATCGGCAAAGCACCCGAAGGGCCAGCATTGAGCACGCCGGAAATCGCGTTGCCGTTATGAAGAATGCTGCGCCAATTGGGTGCGGCAGACCCAGGGTTGACACTGAACTGGCGAAAATGAATACCGTCCGCGGATACCGCCATCGACAACTGCGCTCGCCATTGGGGGTCATGCCCCCACGCCTGGGAAAGCACGCTTATGGCACCAAACCCCGGAACGCCGTCCGGATGTTGGTAGTAACTGTACAACCCTGTATTGGCTTTATTTGGCGAAGCCGTCTGCGCGGATGAGAGGCCCATCACCTCCCCTGGCACCGCGCCGGCCCCGTAGCCAATAGCGAACAAGGACGAAGTAATGTCACTGCGCCAGGGTGACCATGCACCATCGCCGCGCCGACCGCGTATGAAAATCGACTCATCCAGCATGGCCTTCGCGGTTTGCCAAATATATCCACCTGAGTTGGCAACTTGCAGGATCTGCACATAGGGGTTTGGCAAGTTGCCCCCACCGTTACCGAACTCAAACAGCCCACTGACTTTTGGCAAGTCGTTAGCATCGTCAGTTGAGCTCTTGGAAATGGGCGTGCCACCCCATCCCGCATGGCCCATCATTGAAACCCGGCCAGGAGTGAAGTCGGCACTGTCAGTGACCGCATCGCGGTTTGCAGCCGTGCCCAATTGAGCCTGGCGGGCGTACAGCTCCTGAGTCATTGCATTGATCTTGATACTGGCACTGCGAGGCGTGTCCCCCCCCACACCAGTGGGTGCCGTTCCGGTGTTTATTTCCTGTCGTGCCATTGGACTCTCCATAGTCGGGCAACAAAAAACCCGCTCCAAGGCGGGTACGAAGAATACTGCCAAGTCTCACGGTTGCCGCTTCTCTCCAAGCCTGTAGAGCGTGGCACGAGCCGCATTTCGAGCCTCCTGGACATCCACTGGAATGGGTGTGTCCTCTTCCAGCTGGGCGAGCGCGTACCAGTCACTTTCCCGCAGATAGCTACGGGCCTGCTCCAGGGCCAGATCGTCCGCCTGATCCTGAGCGCTCTTTATTTTTTCCAGCTTGCTGATATCAATCATGGCTCACCTCCTCCAGAGGCAGTGTTGACTGCACATCAGAGATGGGCGACGTGGGAACTTTAACCGCCCCATCAGTGCTCACCTCAATGATCGTGGGTTCAGCGGGATTGCGCAGCGATGACGGATCATCCCACTTGACCGGCAATTTAAGCGTCAGCTCCAGATCGCCATTGATTCGTGCTATGTCATCAACAAAGCAATCACTGCCCATGGCACTGGCCGGAAGCCGGTACCCTTCAGGAATGACTGCAAGATCAAAAGCCTGGTCATTGATCGTGATGACTTCATCACGCACAGAAACCTTCAGCGGCTCATCCGTCAGGAAAGGAAACAGTTTGATCTTGATCATTTCCACGCACCCCATACGGTCACGGCATTCTGAAAACTTTGAGCTGTCGAGCCATTTCTAATGATGATGTCCACCGCACTGGTCCCATTGACATAGCAGTTCAGCGCGCCGAAATGTTCATAAGTCATTTGTGGCTGCGGATTCACATAGACACTGCCACTGCCTAGTACGATTGCCACCGGCAACGAAACCGTCACCACAGTTGGCTGATTAGGCGGCAATACCGCGCTGACCGGACTGACGCCCTGAATGCAGATCTGGCCGTTGATGTACTTACTGATATTCCAGCCGCCGACCACTGTTTTGCTCATCAGGCCGATACCCGATACAGGGTCGCCTTCGGCATTGGCGCCTGTGTACAGGCGTACCCATGGCGTCCAAGTGCCGTTGGCATTGACTCGCCTGAACACCGTATTGGTGGTGTCCGGGTTGACCCACTCTTGGGAGGAATACACGGCCGACAAATATTTGTGCGACAAAAAGCCATAACTATTAGGGCCGTTAGGCCCGGGAATGTTATTGCCGTAGTACTCGCCGGTAGCTTGTACGCTGTCGGCACTGGTGCTCAACAACTTCACCGTACCACCTACACCAAAATCACCTGCCTTGATGACTTGCGTCCAGGCCTTTCCCGCTGCTGCCCCCTGCAGGAACTGGCGCTCCCAGGTCACGTTCTCCAAAAGGCTATAGGCGATTTGCCTTACATAGCCACCCGACCCCGAGAGTACTTGAATGATGAATACGTAGGGATATGGCAGCGAGACACCACCATTGCCGAACATGAACACCCCATTCACAACAGGTAGGTTATCGGCACTTTCAGAGGGTTGCATGGCGATGGGGGTAGTTCCTCCCCAGCCACTAGCCTTTGCCAATGCGTCACCTTTATACAACTCGTCCGTCATTGCATTGAGCTTTATCATCGCACTACGCGGAGTGTCGCCGCCCACACCGCTGGGCCGCGTACCTAGATCAATTTCTTGTCGTGCCATTTGAGGCCCCTAAAAATCAAGCAAAAAAAAACCGCACTACGGCGGGCATGAAAAAACGTCACTCACTCGCTCAAAATGCAGGTAGCGACACAGGGACGGAACCTACGACTTCCCCGCAAAGAGTTCCACAATCAACTCATAAAGCTGTCCGTCCTTTTGCAACTTAACGGTCATAACTTTTCCGGAAGTTTTGTCCCGCCTACCTGCTGCTATTGACTTGGCCGACAGCAGCTAATCCAGAGTAGTAAGATGGACCTTAAACCTACGCGTCGTAGTAGCGTCACCTGCACAGGTTAGCGCGACACTCAGAACAACTCCTGGGCTCGCTACCTATCAATTCCAAAGCATTAGAAATACTCAACACTGAAAAACCGGCCATTTATCACCAAGCACATCAAGCATTGTAATACCTATCAATTGGGAACTTTCAAACAGGAATACTAAAACACGTACCGTTCGTTCTTTGCCATAAAGGTCGCCTAAATTTTGCAGCTGAACCTTCATATTCAAAGCTGTCGAATTATTCGATCGAATTTGTAAACAAGCATAGGCTGACTGACCGGCATACCAATTCCTGTGGTCGTCAGGCCCCGTGGTCAGCGTGGCGGTTGCGGCGGGACCGAGTGCTTCGACGCGGCTGTAGAGTTCCTGCGTCATGGCGTTGATTTTTACATTGGCGCTGCGGGGGGTGTCACCTCCAATACCAGCGGGCCGAGTGCCCAGATCAATTTCCTGTCGTGACATCCCTGTCTCCAAATTAAATATTAAGTATTAGCCCAGCAATAGCGAGGTGCCACCACCACTTTACAACAACATTCAAATACCACTAACATCCACAACAAGATAACTATAAGCTTCAGCACGATAATCAAACTCTTTCACCTCATGCTGTTTCATATAGGTATTATGGTAATAATCCTTGACCTTAAAATTTAATTTACCAGAACTCTGCGATACAAAGTTGGTACTTGCATATTCCCTAATAGAATAGTTACCACCCCCACCCACGAATTGCGTCATTCGCCGATTTCTACCACAGCGACCACCAAACACGACCGCATACCTTTTACCCACCTCATAAACATGGTCACCGACAACGGCCTCAAAGTTATCGACGCCCACCAATACGTCTCTTACGATCAATTGGGGAGTCGTCGCATCGTAAACTAATTCGCCTTGATGATTAAATATTTGCATACCGAATACGCCTCCCGCTGATACGCCCGGCCTGAAACGATAAACATCTAAATTAACAATCGTAGAACCATTCGTGACGTAGCGCTGAACATAACCATTGCCGTTGCGTGTAACATTTGCCAAGCACACTGAGTGGGATTCATTTTGAGGCATCACGGCGACGATTTCCTCGGCATCGGCAACCCAGATATCCAAGTACTGTCCCCACGCCGGATTACCGCTAGCGGCAGTGCTTTCTTGAGTCCTTTTACTTACAAAACCGAAGGTTTTAAAATTTTGATCCAACAAAACATTACGGTCAGAGTTCAAGACTTGAAAGCCAGTACTCATCATGAGACTCCATAAGTAATAATCCCAGGATTAACAGACGCACTCCATGTGAGCGTGTTACCGGAAATATGGCATTGGGGACCGTCAGACACATTGATACCTGCTTCAAGCGTCACCATGTACCAAGGCCGCCCTTGAGCGAACGCATCGACTATTAATGAGCCAGCTATCGCGCCGCTACCTATCCTTCCAACAACACGGGCAAGCCGAGTATTGACGTCCACTAGCACTTCACCTTGGGCGTTAAACGCTTGAAAACCTACTGTCATACTATCCTCCTGTTAGACGTACCCGTGGCTACTCCCAGATACCAAATCGAACACGCAATACTTGTTCAGCGTCGAAGACTTGAACCAACTGGTTGCTAATCGTCATCCGACCACCGCCCCCCACACCATTGAGTTCGAGCCCACCCGCTTTATCAAGCCGCCAACCGCTAGTGCCCTCTTTGTAATCATTCGACTGAATGACTTGCCCAATTTTCGCGTTAGTAATGGTGCCATTCTGGATGAACGCACTGTCGATAAAAGTCTCAGTACCTTTGACCGCAAAGGGTGTGGTCGGCTTACCCGGTGTATTTTCGTTAAAAATAGCAAACCGATCTGCTGAAATCAGAAACTGGCTTTGCAGTCCACTAGAGCCACTTTCTATACCTAGCCCAATACCCGCAAACTTGTATCCCCCGCCAGCTGCAACTTCCATCCGCACAGACCAGTTCGCCGCCAACTTGCCATTGGTATCCGCAATAGCCGAAGCGTTGGTTTGAACACTGACCGACTGCTGGTTAACTGTGGTCTTGACTGTTTCTATACTCTGCGCGAGAGCTCCATCCACTCCAGCCAACGTTTTCAATCGGGTTTCAATCGAAGAAACATTGTCATTGAACTTCGTATCCAACCGCGTAAACCGCTGGGCAAGTGCTTCGTCTCTCGAAGCCGATGCGCTGTCCACATTAGTGATACTCGCCCGGTTCTGATAAACCTTCACCTCCAACGCATCCGTCTTCAGCGCCTGGGCAATATCACCTTCGGCAATCGCCGACATCACCGACCAGGCGCCCGCTAGGGAAGTGTCATCACCGGCAAAAGACTTCTCGTCCTCACCCGCCATCTTCGGATTGACCTGGGCATATACCCCATCGCTTTTCTCCGAGGTGCTGGTGACCTTGCCATCCAAAGTGGTGACCTGGCTTTTCAAACCGTTCAATGCAGTGGACGTGGCGGTCAAACCACTGACCGGATCATCCACCTTGGCGCGCACGCTGTTGAGTTGCGAGGCTTGGGCGGTGAGTTTGCCGTCCACCGTTTCAATCGCGGTTTTATTCTGTTGAATCTGCAGCGCCAAGGCGTTGGTGGTTTGCACCAGAGTGCCTATGTCCAGCCAATAGATCGTATTCGGCGGCGGACTGCCTGCGGGCACGGCCTGAAGCGCCTGGTAGAGATGATTGCCTTGACGAACAAACTCACCGCTGGCGTAAGCCTTGGTTGTGTCATACAGCAATGCATCCGTCACTTGATCGACCAACGCTTGCAGCTCTTTGCGGGTCTTATCCAGACGCTCATTGACTGAACCTGCTCCCGGCCCATCGATCAACTCGATGCGATCCAACAGGTGCTTGCCCAGCTCCGTCTCACTGATTTGCCCAGCAATCAAATCCAGGATTGGGGAAGCATCAGAGCTGGCTTGCCCGTTGACACCTGCACCCGTCGGAAACCACGGCCCAATATTCCCCGTGCGATCCACCAACCGAGCCCAGAAAAACAGCGAAGTACCCGCGCCCAACCCCATCAACGTCAGATCCGTCTGCGGATACGCGTAATCCCCCAACTTGGTCGCCAACGCCAGATCCGCAGTCTTCCCGTACCAGATCTCCGTACGCTGCAAATCCGCCGTACTCACGTCTTGCGGAATCTGCCACTTCACCTTGATCGCAAACACCAACGACTCGGTGGTCAACGCTGCGACGGTTGGCGGCAAGGTGGTTTTGCCGTTGAGCACGGTCTCGATCGATTCGCTGTACAACGAGCCGATATCCAGCGCATTGATCGCCCGCACCTTGGCCACATAACGCCCGGCGTAAATACCGGAAACTTCAATCGAGGTGCCGCCGGTGCGCCCGGCATAGATCCACTCGCCGTCGTTTTTACGCCAGTAAACTTCGAAGGCGATGGCATTGGCAGGGCGCTGCCATTCGATGGTCATCACGTTGACCGCACTGCCCTGCTCGACAAAATGGTCGTTACTGACCTTCACCCCCGTGGGCGCCGCTTGCACGCTGGGCGGAATCACCGTGATCGGCGGGCTGTCGATTTTGGCGCCGTTGTCGATGGCGGTGAATTTGCTCGGCACGTGCTTGACCGCGCTGAGGCTGTATTTGATTTCGTTATCCGAAAAATCTTCGGAAATCGACAGCACGCGAAACTGTTGCAACGCCAGGGTCGCGGAGTCGATAGCCCAGATCGATTGGGCCGGAGGCAGAGCGTCGAGCCGGGTTTGCAGCACGACCTGTTGCTCATCCGCGCTGCTGGCGCTGACGGCTTTGACCACTCGGGAAACCGCCTTGCCGTTGGGCATCACCAGAGTGATGGTATCGCCTGCAGCCGCTGTGACTTCGGCGTCCAGGGTCAAGGTGTCGAGCGTCGCATCACGCAGGCGCCCACCAATGCGGCGGCCGGCGCGATCGTTGTCAGCCACGCGGATGATCTGCCCAGGGCGGGCCAATGTGCCGTCGAGGCCGACCGAGAACGTCACGCTCTCGGTTTCCAGGCGATTGGTCAGCAACGCCCATTTGCCGATGCGCTGGGCCTGGGCCTGCGACGTGCAACCGGTGGCGCTGATTTCGGTTTGCTGGATGCCATAACGGGCGATGCCGTCGGCGTCGTCGACGTATTGCACTTTCTGCCGATAGAAATCCGTCGGGTCGTTCCAGCTGACCAGTGCCACGGTGTAGCGGGTCTTTTTCGCTGAACCACCGTAGATGAACTGACCGCCGATCACGTTAGCATTGGAATAGGTGTAGACCGGGTCTTCCGGCATGTCCGCCACCGCCATGACCGAGCCTGCGCCCCAATAGGACATGCCTCGGAACGTAGTCGCCAAGTCCTGCAGGACCTTCAATGCATCGGCACGCACTGACAGGTACAGGTTGCAGGTGAAACGCGGTTCGGTACCGCCCTTGCCGTCGGACACCGGTTGGTCGCAGTACTGGCCGATGCGGTACAGCTCCCATTTATCCACTTGGCCGGCGTTGAGCAGGTGGCCGAGGCCATAACGCTGGTGCAGCAGCAGGTCGTAGTAGATCCAGGCCGGGTTGTCGGTCCAGGCGGATTTGAAGGTGCCGTCCCACACACCGGCATATACGCGGGTTTGTGGATCATAGTTGCTCGGCACCTTGATGATCCGGCCGCGCAGTTCGAAAGAGCGTGACGGGATCGATTGAAATTGTGCGGCATCAAATTGCAGGCCGATCAGCGCCGAGCCCGGGTAGCGCAGTTTGGCGTCAATCACTTCGGTGGAGGATTCCACAGTGGTGGTATCGGCAATCGCACCGCTGGTGGAGTTCGGCGTGATTCGACGCACGCGCAGGGTCCAGCCACTCTTGGCGGGCGGCAGGTCAACGCGGTGGGAGCGCTCGTATTTGGTGGTGGTCTTGCCGCTGAACGCCGCCGCCAGAACCTGCACGAAGGCGCCGCCATCGGTGGACAGATCGATAGCGTACTGCACGGTGTAGCCGTTGGTATCGCCGTTACTGGTGTTGGTCTGCGAAAGCCGCGTGACCGCCAGGCGCACACGCACCGCCGACAGTTGCAGGTTGGAATAGGACTTGGTCCAGGGCTGGTCGCTGCGCAGCTCAATGGATACCGGGCTTTCGTTCTCCACCGCGGGGAAACCCGGGATATGAGTCTGGTCCTGGCTACCGTTGCGCGTATCGAGGGTCACACCACTGAAGTTGAGGCTGCCATCGGCGTTGGCCAGTGGCGTCTCGTCGAGGAACACCGAGCGCTTATCGTTTTTCAAACCGACAATCTCGCCTTCGCTGACGAGATCGAGGATACGGGCATAGGCCGTACTTTGCAGGCTGTCTGGCGCCTCCACGGAGGGACGGGGCTTGGAAGCGCCGCCTTTGCTGCCAGCGAGAGTGAAGTCAGTCATGGCTTTCCTTCAGGCGAAATAAAGCCCGCACAGTGGCGGGCTGGTTGAAGAGGAAGAACGTTAGAGTTGATCTTGGGCGTAGATCCCGGCGCTGATCACGCAGCTCCCAACGATCAACTGCCCGTAGAGCAGGCCAACCGGATTGCCCTGAGCGTTGGTGTTGACCGGGCCGTTGAAGCTGTAGCTCGGGCGGTTGTCGGGACTGTCCTGGGCTGAAAGCCCTTTGGGCGGCGGCGACAACATTTGCATGACGCCGCCCATCGCCATGGACGCGCCTGCCATCATCATCATGCTGGCGGCGGGACCGGTGATAAAACCAAACGGGTTGTAATACGCCACGGCGATCAGCACGGCACCAATGATGGTCTGCAACCCACCGGCACGCTTTGAGCCGGTCAACACAGGAGCGATACGGATCACGTCCTTGCCGAGCGGCTTCTGGATATCATCCTCTGCGATGTTGCGCTTGCCATTGAATACGGCGAAACGCAGCCCTTTGTCCGCGCTCTGCAGCATGTAGCGTTCAAAGCCGGGAAACTGCTTGAAATAGCCCATCACATCCCTGAAACCGCCGGAGGTGGTCACGCGATGCTCTCGACCGAAAAGCCTGGCGAGCGAACCTGATAACAAGACCGTTCGCATCGTGTGTTGTTCGACTGTAGCGGCCATGATTGCTCTCCTGGTCATAGCTGATCCTGCGCATAGATCCCAGCACTCACGACCGCACTGCCCACCGTCAGCTCGCCATACAACAAACCCACGGGGCTGCCTTGGATGCTGGTATTCACGGGGCCGTTGAAGCTGTAACTGGGCCGGTTTTCCGGGCGATCCATGGTGCCCAGGCCCTTGGGCATCGGGGACATCAACTGCATGGCGCCGCCCATGGCCATGGAAATGCCGATGTTCGCGGCGAAGGTCCAGCCGGTGGTGGACGTAGCACCGATCAATGTCGAAGTACCATTGGACGCCGCAAGGCCGCCCGAGAAGTAGGACGCGGCCACAATCAACGCGACCCCGATAATGGTCTGCATCGACCCCGCGCGCTTGCTGCCCATCAGCACGGGTGCGATGCGGATATCCGACGCGCCGGAAGGTGCCTTGAGACGATCGGGGCCGATATTTTCCCGGCCCAGGAAGATCGAATAAGTCACCCCCAGATCCTTGGACTCCATCAGGAAACGCTCAAACCCCGGCACCAGAATGCACAACGCATGAATGGCCTCCGATGCGTTTCTGACCGCCAATCGATGCACGCGCCCGAAACTGGCGCCCAGGCTGCCGTAGAGGCGCACCGTCCTGACTTTTTCTTGATGCATGGCATCCTCCAGGCGAATGAAACGCCCCTGTGATTAGTGGTTTAACCGCTGACGATGGCGCCAAATGCTGACCGTTACCTCACCCCAATAGCCACCATAGGTGTCGCGCTTGCTGTCGCGACCATAGAGGTGATGCAGGATCGAGCCTGGCGCCGGGTAATGTTCGGGCTCGCTTTGCAGCACGCCGTCAGCCAGGTAGATCGCGGCGTGGTTCGGTACTGGCGAGCGAATCTGCATCAGCACGATGTCACCCTGCTGCAACTGACTGACCTGGATAAAGCCGGCGGCAGGCAGGTTGTCCAGATAGAGATTGCCGCCTTTGTCCCACCAGCCGTCCTCACGCTGATAGTCACCCAGCTCGATGCCCAACTCGCGGCGGTAGTAGTCAAGGATGATGCTCAGGCAGTCATGCACACCGTGGGCAAAAGCACGACCGATCAGGGGTGCCTGGTAACCGTTCGGTGTACAACTGGCCCACTCCCCGATGCGGACCTGCCCATCGTCACCGGCGCGTACTTCGACAATGTGCCAAGGCAACCCGGAGGCTTCGCACGCCACGCGGTCCGCTTCACTGGGCGTCGCCGGGCAATCCGGATGGCTGTGCACCACTGCGAGGATTTCGCCGCGCTCTTCGGCGGAGGCGTAGTCTTCGGGCGCGAGTCGAAAGTGTTCGCTCGGGGTACTCGCCGTGTTACGACACGGCATATACACACGCTTGCGCCCTTCACGAATCAGCAGGCCGCAGCACTCATGCGGGTAGTCGGCCACGGCATGCCGGGAGATCGCCGCCAGGTTGATCTTGTTCATGTTCAGCTCCGCAACAGGCCCGCTGCCGGAAAGGAACCGTAAGGCAGTGGATTGTTCTCGCCGAAACGCAGCTTGCAACTGGTCAACCGCCCACCGCACTTGTCCTTGGCGGCATCCGTGACGATCACGTCATTGGTATCCGCCACCGGCCCGCCGTTGTAGCCGCAATAGGGGCCACGATAGCCGCCGCAGCTGAGCCACCAACACACGTTGGCGACGATCTGCCGGCGCGGCAGTTGTACACCGTTGAAGTCCAGCGCACTGGCCAGCTCGAACTTCACGGTCTCATTGCTTTCCGCGACCTTGCGCTCGACGTACCAGATGTCCGGCGGCAACTCCTCTTCGGGGTCTGCTTCGGGCTGGCCGTCGAGATACTTGCCCAGGGTGCGATGGCGAATCAGCCGCGCGCCCACGAGATCCTCGAAATACAGCACCAGCGCCGTAATGAAACCGCCAACGTTGCCCACGGCCAGGGTCGGCGTGGGTTGTGTACCCTGCCCCGACATTTCAAAGCCTTCGGCCTGGATCGGCCAGGGTGAATACTCGTGGCCTTGCCAGAAGATCGATGACTCCTGGGGATAACCGTGAAAGCGGTACAACTCGGCGCCAAGGGCGGTGGCATCGAGCTCGAAAAGCTCCACCCAGGCCCCGGGCTCCAGGGTCTGGATATCTGCGGTGATGGACATATAAATCTCCGGGCAAAGAAAACCCCGCGGATCGCGGGGTGTGGAGCGTCGCTTGAGACGCTAGGGGTGGAAGGCCTGCTCGAACGTCGCTGTCAGGGAGTAGATCCCGGCGCCCAGCGGTGTCGGTTGATACCCTTTGCAGCGATACAGCCCAGGCGAGGCCAACGGCGCGGTCCAACTGAACGCCCTGGCACCGGCATGACGGTCAAGGAACGTCGCAATCGCCCTGATCCGCGCCTCGTCGCCGACGAACGTCAGTGGCCAGGACTCGGTCTTGTTGTTGATTCCGTCAGCCGCTGTTTGCTGATAGCCGTCGCCAAACTTGGCCGATTTAAGGCGAAATTCAACGCTGCCGACAGGCTCGACTTTGGGCTCCCAGGTGAAGGTTTCTGTACTCATGTGTTCTCCAGGCATATGCCTTTGGTTGTCAGCGGCCGTTGATGGCCGACCAGATTTGCCCGCCCGGTTTCAGGTCACGCGCGATCTGCTCGGCGGCGCCCTGACGGGCGGAGCCCGCGTAGGCACGCGCAACGTTCTGGGCGTTGGTATCCGCGCCTGAACCCTGGCCGTCGGCGACATTGATGGTTTGCTGGATGACCACCTGGTTACTGCTGGTGCTGCCCGATTGGCCCGAGCCCAATGCGCGTACGCCAAGCGAACCATCGGAACCGCGACTCAAAGGCATGATGGCTTCGGGGCCGGCTTCGCCGAACAGGGCCAAGGGCGCCAAAGTCGGGCCCGTGGCAATCGAGTTGGTAAAGGCGCCACCGCCGGCAAACGCCTGGATACCGGCGTTCCATGCGCTCCCTTTTGCATGGTATTGAATGCCAGCAGCGTTGAGTTGGGGAGTGAAGTCGTTGCTGAAAGGACCGACGCTGGTAGTCGTCGAGGTGGGCGTGCTGTCGCCCCACAAGGCACTAAACGCTGAGCGGGCTATCCCGAACAACGAACTCAACGCACTGGACGCCGCCGTCTTCGCCGCCATTGTGGCCATGTCTTTGAGCACGGACGTGGCAAAATCCGAAAAGTTGAATTTCCCGGTAGTCGCGAACGTCTGCACCGCCGTGTCCATCTTTTCAAAAGCACTGGTGAACACGGCTTTGGACTGCTCGGCTGCCGTACCAGCCTTGTTCGAATACTCTTCGAAAGCAGCCGAGGCCCCCTGACGCCAATCATCAAGCAATTGGTTCATCTCGGCAAAGTTGCTCTTCATCTGCCGGGTTTTCTCATCGTCCAGAAAGGCCATGACCTGCTCATCCCCCGAGGGCTTGGGCAGATCACTCCCGTACGCTCCCCCCTCTGGAAACTTCAGCCCCGCCCGCTCGGTATACGACTGCGTATCCAACGAGCCGACAAAACCATTCTGCGCGCCCTGGCTCTGCTTGAGCACCTCCACCAGTTGCGCATTTTTCTGGATAAATCTTTGCGCCGCATCCGTAGCCGGGTCATAAGACTTTTGAAAGTCCTTGAACTGGCCGGAAGTGACCTGCAACGCCGCTGCGGCAGAAGCGCTGACCTTTTTACCGGCGTCTTCGATCTTCTGCTGCATCTCGCGCATGCTTTGTTCGGTAATCCGTGACGCCTTCGCCAGGGCCTGCTCCAGGCTGCCGAGGTTGAGCGTCAGATTACCCTGGTAAGCAGTTGCCATAGGTTTCTCCGGGTCATGGATAAAACCCGCCTCGGCGGGTTTCAAGGAAAATGGCGTCGTCCTTAACGCCATTCGTTCATCGCACGTTCGAGTGACAGGCCCCGACGCAACTCATGGGGCATGAAGTCAATCAACTCGGCCGTGCCGCCGCCCAGCCGGTGGGTCTGCAGCGCCACCAACGCGCTGCCCGCCTCCAGCCGCCTACCGGCATGCAGGGAGCCATATCGGTCGATATAGCGCCCCCAGGCCAGGGCTTCTTGGTAGGTCATGCGTTCCTTGGCTTCGACAATCGTGCGGCCGCCCACTCCGTTCAGCACCAGCTCGTGCCAGAACTCATCGGCGGCCGTCAGTTCTTTGCCGACGCGCCACCCGTGCCATTCACCTCATTGACTGCGTTGAGGATCACGAACCCCAACGACGGCTCAAGGCTGTAGGCATCGTCGTAGCTCAGCGTTTCAGTACCGTCGCTGCCCAGCGATACCGACGCGGCGAGGTAACTGGCATTGCGGCTCTGCTCGGACTCACCTTGAGTAAACAGGCGCTCGATCACACCAAAGGACTGACGGCGAATGTGCAGGGTAAACGTGTCTGTCACTTCCTTGCCGCTCTTGCTGTCCAGGTGCGTCCAGCTGACTTCTTTCTTGACCGGCACGCCATCGACGATGCCGCCCTTGGCTTTGAGTTGTTTGAGGTTCATGGCGTCTCTCAGGCTTTCTTGATCCAGGCGCTGCCGCCGGTGCGTTGGATGGTGACGGTGGTGGTGACCACGGCGTTCAGCGCGAAGTTGAACGGGAAGTCCGACACGTAGCCGTCGAAGGTGAACCAGGTGCGCGTCGCCGGCAGCTCAAAGCCGTCACCCTTGGTGTTCACGGTAGGCAGCACGTCCTTGCCGTCGGACCAACCGACAGCCCATTTGACGCCGGTGTCACCCTTGGCTTCGGACAATTGGTGCAGGCGAATATGGCTGGCGTTGGTGGGGTCGGCGTTCAGGCCCAGGCTCGCGGTGCCTGGGGTGCGCAAGCCTTTTTTGTAGCTGCGCTCCTCGGCGTTGAGGCTGGTGTCTTCGATCTGCTCAGCGGGCGCGCCGCCGGGTTCGAACGAAGTGGCGTGCTCGATTTCCAGCACGGTGTAAGGCCCGGTGCCGGAGACCGGCGGGACGAGGGCAAAAATCTGGGTACCTTGGGTAAGAATCGACATCGAGTGTTCTCCATGAACAATAAAAAACCCGCCAATGCGGGTTGTGGGGGTGCAACAGTTGTATGACGGTGGTCGAGGCTCAATCAGGGCGCCGGTTTGCCATCCAGATAAGGCGGAGCATTCGGGTCCGGTTCGCGGCTTTTGATCAGGTCGACCAGCGCCTGGTTGCTCTGAGCCAACAGCCGCAAGGCAGCATTGAGCGCCACCTGGCCATCGGTTTGGGTTTGCAGGGCGGCGATCAAGCGGTTGATCGCAGCCAAATCTTCGTCGTTCATCGGCATCTGGATTCCTGTTTCAAATCAGTTAGGTATTGCAAGCGAGGGAGGCATTCATCAACAACGTGCAACTCCGACCATCAAGACGACAACCCGACAGCCGAGATCGAACTGCGATACCCCGCCACCGGATCGCCGACATGGACCACCTTGGCAATCGACCACCGCCCCTGCATGTACGAGGGCCAGGATTCATCCAGTACCAAAAGCCCTTCGGCAGCCAACAAGGGGTTGCCCGGACAGTCGATCTGCATTTTCAAGTCTTCGCGCCCCACACGGCGCAGCTCGCCTTCGGCCACGGCACGGGCTTCGGCTTCGTTCTGACAGCGTTGGCGCACGGTCTTGAACGGAGCAACGCCGACCTGAACCACCTGCTGCTTGCCACTGGCGGCATCCCACCAACTGACGCGGCTGCCCGCATACTTGGCGCGGGACTTTTCGTCGAGCGTCGCGGTGATGAACGACTGGTTGCCGGGGCGGTTGTCCTGCGTCACAGAGAGCGTTACCTGCGGCAGCATTTCACGGCCAGACAACGTCTTGACCTGCCCGGCCTCGGCCAGCACATAGAGTTCGTTGAATGGCTTGCTGATGGCGCTGTAGCGCTTGGCGAGACGTGTGATGAAGGCCATGTCGCTTTCGTTGGACTGATCGATATGGGCAATCGCAATGCCCTCCAGCGCCGGCGCCACTCGCGGCGAAAACCCGTGGCGGCTGACCAACTGACGGAACAGCGCACCCAAGGTCGTGGGCCCATAGCTGGCGGATCGACGCTGGCGATAGCCACTTTCATCCACCATGCTGAAGGGCGCAGCCGTGGCCACGATCTTCAAGCACATGGGAAACAGCACCGGGGTTCGCTGGGTAACGACGAACTCGCCCTTTTCCACCAACCCCGTCTCCCGATAACCGACGCGCAAACCAATCTTGCCGCTCAAGCTGGGCAGGCCCTCCAAGCCTTCGATATTGAGGGTCAGCTCCAGCCGGTCGCTCTCGATACCCGTGGTGTCGGTGTGTTTCCAATACATGAGGCGTTGATTGAGCAGCGCCGCATTGGCACCGTAAAACTCGATAATCGGGGTAAATTCCTGGGCCATGCCTGCCTCCTTAATCCCAAGCCAGAACAGGCCGTACAGCGCGCAGCCGTACCTGCATTTCCGGCACGATGATCCAGACACCGGCCGGCAATACCGGCCCATGTTCGGCAAGCTCGGGATTCAGCCGCCACAACGTTTCTTCCGCCGCATCATCACAACGCCCCAACTCACGATAGAGCAGCAGGTTGACCGAATCCCCGGCGATACTTCGTACTCTACGCATTGACGAATTCCTCCAGTTCCAGGCTCCAGGTCATGACCAGAGCGGTGCCGTCGTCAATCACATTGCCCTGGGTTTCCATCAGCGAATTGATCCGCCACAGGCCCCAGTTACGGCCAATACCATCTACCAGCGGTAACGGCGTCCGCCTGTTCTGCAGCGCACGCAACTCGTCCAGGCGCTGCATGCCGATGGCGTACATGGCTGTGCCGCTGAATGTGAGTTTTTCCAACTTCTGGCCGCTCTGCCGCGACTGGGACTTGCTGGCGATAATCGCCAGGTCACTCCAGCCACCGTCGCTAGTACGAACCAACGACGAATAGGCGAACCCTCGAGACAGACCGAAAATAAAGTCGCCGAGTACCATCTGCTGTCGCATCAATCACCTCCTGGATCAGTCAATGCCGCGTTGCGTCGGACACCGAGGGAGTCGGTGACCATCGGCATGCATTGGAACTGCAGAGCCTGGATCACCTGGTTGACGACCTGCTGGGCATCGGCGGGGTTTACGCCGGTGATCTGAATGCTCGGGGCAATACTGACCTGCACGTTATCCGTACGCGCCGCGTTGAGCTCCTTGCTCACCACGCCGGGCGCAGGCAAGCGATCACTTGCCCCAAACAATTTGTCCCCCAGCCAACTCCCCGCTTCACTGCCCAGCAAGCCGCCAATCGCACCGCCGACCGCCGTTCCGACACCGGGAAAAATCATCGTGCCGATGGCCGCACCGGCAGACGCTCCCGCCCAGGCGCCACCGGCAGTACTGAGCCCGGCGCCGACGGCTTTAGCGTCACCGTTGCGCACGCCCTGGACCACGTCGATGGCGGTGTCGACATACTTCAGTGGGCCAAGGCGGCGGGCGGCGGCCGACTCGAGACGCGTCAGGGTGCCGATGGCAGAACCGGCAGACGCTCCCATCAATGCGCCCCCGGCAGTGCCGAGGCCGGCGCCGATGGCTTTAGCGCCACCCTTGCGTATGCCCTGGGCCCCATCGATGGCGGGATCGACAACCTTCAGCGGGCCGAGGCGACCGGCTGTGGCCGATTCCGGTTTGGCTAATGCGTCCAACAGCCCGGTCACCTGGCCATTGGCTGCGCTATGGGTTGTGGGGCGTACCATCGAGGGTGCTGCGTAGGAGGCAAACGTGTTGCCCGGCAGACGGGTCGAGCCCTGGCTCGCCAGTTTGCTGTCGAACGCACGCAACGGCTGGCCCATGACATTGAGCGGCTGCGAGACCGGCGCTGAGAGGCCAGTAAGTTGTGACTTGAGATCGGCCCGCTTTCTGACGACGCTGGTTTTGATCGACCGTGAGGTTGCCTGGCGGGTCTTGTAACGCTTGCCGCGTGGCCCCTTCGCACTAGCCTTGGCGCTTGGCTTGCCTTTGCCGCTGTCTTTGTCCCTGGCGGTTTCGCCGACACGTTCAGGCAACTGAGCGGTCGCTGAATCCAGCGGGCCGCGGATCCCGGCAGGCAGAGCCCCCGTACAGCAGCACTCCTTGCCTGCGTTGCTGCCCTTGCCCTTATCGTCCTTCTTGAGCCACTTGGCAGCGGTTGGAAACTTGTCAGCCACGGCATCAAGCGCCTTGTCCGAAACCCGTTCCTTGGCTTTATCCCACAAGCTGGTGAGCAGTTCTTTGCCGACAAACTTACCGGCATCCGTTGCGCCTTGCAGGCCTTTGTCCACCCAGGAGGTCGAAGCCGGAGCGGGTTCTTTCGGCTGACTTTTGGCAGGCTCGCCACTGACCTCAACCGTCTTGGTTGCCAGCGTATTACCGGTAATGAACAACGTGCTGGTGAGCGTTTGCAACGCCTCGCGCAGCTGCACTTGCTCCAACGTCAAAGCGTTGATATCCACGCTGACGGTCACCAGCGCCGAGGCGAGCACCGACTGCGGATCCTGTTGTGGCCGCGGCGCCGCATCCAGGCTTGCTGGCGCTGCAAGGCTGGCGGAAAACGGTGCCAGCACACTGCCAAGGTCCGCGTCGTCAAGCAGCCAGCGTTTGTCTTCCTGGGCGAGCCTCATCCCAGATTGAGTCTCTTGCATCCCGCTTACTCCTGTTTGACGCCAAGGCGGGTGATCGCGATGTCGTAGCGGCGCAATGCTTTGCCGGCGTCCCAGTCGAGGATCTCCGCCTCATTGACCGAGTAGATCAGCGGCACCACATCGAGGATCACTTCGATGTCGCGCTCCGAAAGAAGTCCGCCGGTTGATTTAAAAAATCGTCGATGCGCTCCTGCAATTCCGTCCAGTCGGGCACGGTCAGGTTGGCAAGATCCGGAATCATCAGGCCGGTGCAATGAGCGGTGATGAACTCGGCGCGCTCTTTGTTGGTGGCGAGTTTTTTCATCACCTTGGTGGCGCGCAGCGCCGGCATTTCCAGCGCCAGCTCAGTCAGGGCGCGACCTGCGGCATCGAGTGGCAACAGCAGCTGGACGGGCTGGTCGTGGCTGGCTTTTTCGGGGGTTTTCAAGAAGAACGACGCAGGCTGCGTCGACATTTCGTGTACGTACTGCGCAATGCTTACGTAGTCCGGACGCTTGAGTTGGTCCAGTTCTTTTTCCGACAGGCCGGTGGCGAGTTTCGCCAGTTCAAAGAACTGATCGTCCTCGTCATCACCGGCCCGGGCCAGCGCGTCTTTTTGCGCGGCGTAGAACAGTGGCTTGAGTTGAATCTGCTCGATCGTCGCGCCGGTGTCGGCAGTGATCGGCGAGAGCAGCAGGTGCAAGGGTGGCATCCAGGCCATGGGGCTATTCCTTGGTGAAGTAGGGGGCGAGCAGGCCCGCCCCTTTGGGTTTAAGGCATCAGCACGGCGCGGCGGGCGTCGCCGAGAATGTCGACGCCATTGAGCACGAACTTCTGGGTGCGTACGTCGATGTCGATCACCGGGATGCCGTTTTCCAGGCGGTTGTAGGTGCGGCAGGACAGTTCCAGGGTGGTCAGTGCCTTGTCACCCATCTTCAGTTTCGCCTCCTCCAGGGATTTGAGCTTGCCGCCGACGGTGTGGTAGGTGAAGTAGGTCTTGCCGTCCTGATCCTGGCCGGCCTCACGCACGTTCAACAGGATGTCGTCCCCCAGACGCACGCCCAGGGCCAACATGATTTCCGGGCCGGCGCCTTGCAGCACCAGCTTGGCATTGAGCACTTTGCCGCTCTTGGCCATTTCTTCGGCGATAAAGCGCCCGCCGGACATGGGTTCCATGTCGAACTCGATCTTCGGCGGGGTGAACTCTTCCACGGTCGCGGACAACGGCAGGCCTTGAAGGGTGGCCGCAATGGCCTGTCTTACACGGTTGGTAAACATTAGAGAACGTCCTCCAGGAACTGCTCGATGATTTCATCGCGGGCGTTGAGTTGATAAATCATGTGTTCGTTCGGCGCGTAGCGGCCGTAGTCGATGACGATGAACCAGGTGCCGTTCTTGTACTTCTCGACACTGTTGAGTTCCGGGTGCAGGTAAACGCTGCCGCCAGGGATGGTTTCGTCGGCGACCAGGGTCTGCAGCCAGTCGTTGATGCGCTTGACCTCCTGGTCCATGAAGGACTTGGTGAGGTTCTTGGCCATGGCTTTCTGGCCGGCCTTGACCAGCTTGCGGCTGATGGCATCTTCCAGACCGACGTAGCTGATGAACTTGCCGGTGATGGAGCGGTTACCCAGCAGCGAGAAACCGCCGAGGATAGTGCGGGCGTAGTAGCTCACGCCGTAACGGTTGAGCAGGTCGCCTTCGGTGGAGGTATCGAGGATGTTGTACTCGACCACGCGGGAAACGTCTTCGGCGAAGGTCACCTGGTTACCCGGGCTTTCCCATTGCTTGACCTTGGCCAATGCGGCAATGGCCAGGGACGATGGCGACAGGAACACGTTTTTCTTCGCGGCCTTGGAGTACACCGACGGCATGTTGTGTACCAGCAGGCAACGGTCAAAGCCGAGGTCGGCACCGCCCAATTCACCGCTGTAGGTCACTTGGTCGGCGACGGACGCATCCTTGCCATCCAGCACCACGCGGGCCTTGATGCGTTTGCCGAAGGCGGCGAACTCACCAGCCACGGCCTTGGTGCCGGTAAAGCCAGGCGCGCCGATGATGGTCAGGTCTTCCGGCACGCTGCTCAGGGCCGCCAGGCCCAGCTTGCGACCGGTGATGGGGTCGTTGCCGCCGATCACATTGTTGACGGTGTCGGCCGGGGTTGCGCCCTCCTCCACGATCACCACATAGACCGGCACCTTCACCACCTTGAGGATCTGGTACACCGCGTGAAACAACGTGCCCGACTCAGTACCGGTAGGGTCCAGCAGCGCCTGAGTGGTAAAGCTGTTGATACGGAATGGGGCGTTTTTCGGGATCGACGCATGGGCGTTCGGCGCGGTGCCGACCAGACCGATAACGTTATCGCCCAGGCCACCCATGGCCTCGGGGGATTCGGTGGCATTCACGGTGATGCCGTTATGCTCGAAGTTCAAAACCTCAGCCATGATTAGTCAGCCTTCTTGGGGGTGGAGTTAAGGACGCTGGTCAGTTCCAGGCGGCCGGCGGTGCGCAGGGCGGATGCTTCGACGTCGAGCAGTTCCAACTCCTCGCCGACGGTGGACCAATGGCCACCTCCGGTGGGGAATGGGATGAGGACGGTGTAGGTTTGTCGGTTGTGCATAGGTGGAATTCTCCGGGTGAGAAACGCCAAAGCCCCTGCGGAGAGGGGCTTTGGGCGGGCGTAAAAAAACCGCTTTAGCGGTGGGTTCAGATACGTTCGGGCAATGGATAAAGGGCCTTGATTTCGGCCACCTTGTCACGCCAAGCCTTTTCTTTTTCGGGGGTTTCGTCGTATTGCCACTCAAGGAAAAGGGGGTCTGCTTCAGTCTCGTACAATGTACGACGTGCAGAGATGACACCGTCCAATTTCGCGCTGTTTTCAGCTTGCTGACACAGTTCCTCTGCTCGGGTTTCGTCAAGCCCCAGCGCTACCAAGGTTGGGCGATCCGCCGGAACATTAATGAGCGTTTCACCGGAGGCAAGCAGCAGTTTTTTAATAGACCCAACCATGTTTATGCTCCCTTCACCGCGTAGCGCAGATCATTATCCAGTGTGTAAGCCAACCTGCTTTCCGGGTAGGTTTCTCCGAGCTCGGGTGCAGTGATGGCGAAAGGTTTGACCTTCCAGGAAATTTCATACTCAGGCGTCACTGCTTGGCTCAGTTCAACTTCGGCATCTGAACGACTGAACTTCACAGGCTCTTCAAAGCTTTTGGTGACGATATACGTCAGCCCGCCACGCAAGTAGCAGCCAGACTCCTGGGGAGAAGAGACCAATGCACCTACGGTCTGGTTAAGCCAGATTGGCTTCAGCCCGGTAACCGGACGAACGTAAGACAGCATCCCGAATTGGGCACGGCGTACGGTCTCCCGATAAGTCTGAGAGATTCGTTTGATAGTCAGGAAATTTGCGTCCCCGTTCCATGGGATCCCACAGCCTTCTATCTGAAGGTTCAGACCTGCAACATGTGACTCGAAATTGTTATTGAACGGATTGAGGTTGGCGTCCAAAGCGTAGTTTCTCGAGATAATAATCTCCGACATCCCTTTTTCGTTACCGGGCATACGCCACCAGACCGGATAAAAGATATTGGTGGACAACCCCGTAAGATCGATCGTTTGCGTGTAAGACGCACGGCCATTGATATCCTTGGCCTGTACACTATTGCGCCATGCCGTGAATTGAGCCGATGCGACCTCAACACGCGCATCGATTTTGCCAATCTGATTAGTCACGGTATCCGTGAGTTTGTTACAAGCATCCACAACTTTCGTAATCGTCGCTTCAATTCCCATCATCAACTCCCTGTCAATTTTCGTCTTTCCAGCACTTTTGCAAGCACTCTTACTTCGCTTCGAGATGCATAACCCTGAACATCAAGTCCACATGTCGCGACATGTTGTCCACCGAAGCCGCCGCCAAAATCGCGATCTCTTCGGCCAGCAACACATTCAGGTTTTCACTGCCCACCACAATCGTCACGCTATCCGCCGGCAACGGCGAAATATCCAGCGTGAACTTTTGCAGCACCCGCGCCGCCGCCGCCTTATACGTCAGCAACTTCCCCGCGACGGAATACACCGCCAGCAACGTCCCGCTGGCGAGGTAGAAACCGAACTCGCCAATTTCATACTCGGCCTCGCCATCGAACAGCGCGGCCATCCTGAGTTGGCGGTCGCCGAGGTCTTCGTAATCGACGATGGCAACCCGCTGACGCTCGTCCCGCAAGGCCACTTCCGTGCCGTCCGGGTTGTAGCGGCCGGTGCCGGCGCCGATGTGGGTGATTTCGCCTTTCAGGCCCTGGTTCTTTGCCTGCAGCACTTCATCCAAACCTTTGGAGGTGAAGCGCACCAGGCGCGTAATGTCATCTGTCATGGCTGCGCCCTGAGGTCGTAGTCGTTAATGGTGTAGTGCTGGGCGACCCCTGCACTGTTAATTCGAGCAACCAGCGCCAATTCCGGCAGTGCGCCGTCCAGATACAACTCACCGTCGCTCAATGGGGCATCGAGTACCTGCGTGAGCGCGAGCTGACCTTCGGTCTCATGAACAACTGTGATCGTCGCCCGATCCCGCTCACTCTGCGCCGCATTGATGCGGCGGATCAGCCGGTTATGGTCACCGCTGGACCAAGTGCGCCCGATGATCGCCTGGACGTCGAAGGTGTAAGGCACACCCAGCGGGCGCTGTTGATACCAGGCGCTGATGTTGGGGGTGAAACCCAGCGACTCCACCGCGTAGCTCAAGGCCTTGGGCGTGCCCGCCTGGCGTTGGATCTGCCAGGACAGGGCCACGGTGAGGCGTTTTTCGGTTTCGCTGGCGTCGGCATCCCACTCACTGACGCCACGGTCGGCCGCCAGGTAGGGCAGGAATTGGGTGGGGGTTTGCAGCGGGTTCATCAACGCCGGAAACGGCGGCATGACCCGGTCGAGCAACTGTCCGAACCCCAGGTCCAAGGCTTTTTCCAACGGCGAACTGTTGGCCGGCAGCAGGCTTGCTTTGGGTTCATCACTCATAGCGTGCGCACCTCCACCTCAACCCCCGTGCAATACGGGGCCTGGAACGCGGTGCTGATAATCGGCTGCAAAGGCTCGAGGATTTGCAGTTGCGCGGCACCGGCGCTGTGGATGGCGTAATCGATCCAGCTCGGGTCCACTCGCCCTTCCAGGCGATGGCAGGAGTCGGCATAGGTTTGCAGCAGTTTCTGAGCGGCGACTTGAGTGAGCCCGGAGTCAGGGCCCGCATTGATCTTGGCCACCACACGAATTTTGTAGGGTTGAATCTGTGCCCCCTGCACGCTGACCAGGTCTGTCTCCGGTCGTACATCGGGCCGTGCGAAATGGCGTCGCACACCGTCAAGCAGATCGGCGGATGGCGTGCCGTCACCTTCCCGCGAAAGCACCGTGACCATCACTTCGCCCGGCGCGGTGCGGCGGGCGTTGCCGTCCTTGACCTGGGCGGCATAGCCGTCCGGGTCGAAGGTGTAGCTGACGGTCACCACGCCCGGTGTCGCACTTTGTACCTTCACCGCAGGGCGTTCACCCAGAGTGAAGACCTCGCGGCGATACTGCATCCGCGAGCCCGCCGCAGGAGCGTGGGGTGCCAGGTAGTAGCGCAGTCGAGCGTCGTCGTCGCTTTCCAGAGTCGGCGGCACCGGCGGGAAAGCCGCGGGGTCGCCCGGGTCGAGCACTTGGCGTTCCAGGCCCATGTCGGCCAGGCGGGCATCCAGGTTACTGCCGGTAGCCCACCACGCCAGCATCTGCTTGATGCGGGCGTTGTATTTGCGTTCGTGAGTCTGCAGGCGCACGCAAAACGCTTCCAGGGCCAGGGTCAGCAGCTCGCTTTCGTTGTCGAGGCTGACCTTGAGTTTGGCCGCGCTTTGCGGCGCTCGGGTGGCGACATAGTCGACGACAAACGCCTTGAATTCGGCCAGCAGCGGTTCGAACTCATCCACCGCAATGATGGCCGGCTCCGCCAGTTGGTTCTGGCCTGGGATCAGCATGCTCATGTCACGACCTCGAAGGTTTGTTGGCGGTTTTTCCAGGTGCCGGCGAACCGCAGCAGCAGGCCGGCGCCCTGGCGGGTGGCGACGATGACCTGGGGTTGAAAGTCGCCAATGCCGTTCTGGGTGTTGTAGAACGCCTGGGCAGCATGGCTTTGGGCGAGGATCAGCAAGTCATCGCCGAGGTTCTGGCCCAGCAGTTGCGGGATCATCGAGCCGTACAGCGGGCGCTTCTGACGAGTGCCCAGGGGGGTGGTCAGCGCTCGGGTGGCGCGCTGCACGAATTGCAGCCAGTCATCGACGGCTGCCCCGGTGTTGCGATCGATGCCGATCATGGGATGTCCTTATCACGGGCTGATGACCCGACCTTGGTGGTCCACCAGCGGGCCACTGAAGTGCGCGCCGCCGGCATCCAGCACCAGGCGGGTACCACCGATTTGCAGGATGATGCCTTGGGCGTTGAGGGTCAGGCCGGCAGCGCCGACCTTGACGTCGACTTGCTCGCGCGAACCGCTGAACGTGGTGGGGCCGTTGACCCAGTTGAAGGTGTGGCTGGCGTCGTCGTAATCGCTTTGGGTGCCGTCTTGATGGCGCCGCCGGGTCAATGTCGCCAGGCTCGAAACCGGCGGGAAGCGATCACTGTTCAAACCGAACAAGGCTACGGACTGCCCGCCACCTTCGCCGCCGCCATAGTTGAACAACAGGCATTGTTCGCCCACGGATGGAATGCGGGTCTCGGTCTGCGTACCGGCGCTGGGGTTGAAAAAGCGGATGGCCGGGGTGAGCAATTCACCGTGGCTGACCTTGCAGGTATGACTGGCAGCGTCGACCTCCTGGCACACGCCGATGCGACAGAAGCTTTCGGCGCGACGATAAAGGTCTTCGAGCTGGGCTTCCATTTCCGCCAGGCGCTCGACAATCGGCCCCAGTTGCATGCGTAACAGCGCGTCGAACATGGGCTACTCCGACAGGGGTTTGTATTGAGCGGGGTCGTCAATGTTCGTGACGTCCCAGGTGCAGGCAAACAGCGGCTGGCCTGTGGGATCGTTGAGCAACACAGGCCCGATATAGAGGGTTTGGGTGAAAGAAACCGTCCAGATGTCATAGTCCATCCCTGCGCCAGCCCGCAGCGTGGGAGCAGCGACGATATTCGTCGGCAGATCACACTGTGGTTGGGGCAGGTTCCAGCGGTTATCCAGCACCAAATCCATGAGCTGGCTGGCCAGGTCGCAGGCGTCAAACGGCAAGGCGCCTGGCGCGACCATGGTCTTGAGCGAAATCGCCAAGGCGTGCGCCTTGCGCCCTTCGCGGGAGCGGATGCCCGGGCCGTTGCCCTCGACCGTGATCATCACGCCGGTTTCGCCCCCTGTGCCCTGGAAGTCCTGATGACTGCCGACCTTCAAATTCGGGAACGCAGCGTGCAGCGCCTCGCCGATGGCCTGGGGCAGTTGAGATGGCTTTTCAATAAGCGTCATTTAAGTAGCGTCCTTGCAGCGGTTACTGCGGGTCCTGGCGGGAACTTTCATTGACCCCGATGCGCTTGGCTGCCCACCGTTCATAAAGGCCGATGGCAACATCTGCACCGGCCATGGCGGTCAAGCACCCAATGGCGCCGGCGGTCCAGATCGACATGCCGGCGGCGTAGCACAGCATCAGCGCCGAAACCCCGCACACCATGCAGGCTCCAGAGCGCAGGGCGAGCCGGCGGATCAGCGACCAACCACGGGCGCCCTCCTTGTCTGCACGCCACATTTCGCCGGATACCCCGCCGATCACTGCCAATACGATGACCAGCCAGATAGGCATTTCCGCTAACGCTTGCTGTTCATTTGTCATGTCACGCCTCCTGGCTGAGCACTAGATAGTCCGTTTTTCATTTACACATGCTTCGATAGGTAGGCATTCCAAAAAGCCCGGTCACCCGGGCTTTTCAGTAATGATGTCCTCGAACTTTCGGCGCTACTGGCGCGGTACGGTTCTTTCCTCAATGTTTTTCCGACCACGATCCCTGTCTGCCGGATAACTGCTTTTGGTGCTTTACGCTGCACACCCGGGTCAGTTGCCAACCCTCTGAACCGTTATTAGGCCGGTTCATCGCTGCCTGTTTTGTGCTTCCTGTCAAGAAAGCCGGTTGAAACTAAAGAGCGTCGGCATCCTTGCCGGTGTTGCCTGGCATCCCTGCCATCGCTTCGATGGCGTCCTTGCCGATGTTGCGTGCCTTCCTTGTCTTCCCTGGCAGCATCCTTGCTGCCTCCACCAAGCCTTGTTGGCTGGCTTGAGATAAAGAATATGCATGTATGCATATACAGTCAATGCGTAAATGCATTTATTTTTGCACTGGAAATGCGCATGTGCATTTTCGGCCTTGTGGACAAAGGGTTTGGCGATTTTCTATGGGCGAAAAAAAGCCCGCACAATGGCGGGCTGTGTCTTACGCATGAGGGTTAACGGGCGTACATGCCCCACCAGAACACATGGCCGAGGATGCTGATCTGCTCATCCTGGATATCCTGGAAGCTGTAGTCCTCGTCCGGGTGCTCATCACGGTTGAAACTGCGCAGGCGAATTCCGGAAGGCAGGCGGTAGAGCTGCTTCACGCGCAACTGGCCATTGTGATTGATGGCATACAGATCGCCATCGACGATATCGCCAATGCCGCTCTTGCCCGCATTCACCCCTACCGTGGCGCCGTCGCGCAGCACCGGCAACATGCTGTTGCCACGTACCGTCACACACTTGGCCTGGTCGAACTGCACACCGTTATGTCGCAGGCTGCGCTTGCCGAAACGCAGGCTGGCCTTCTCGCTTTCCTCGATGACGAATCTTCCTGATCCAGCAGCCAATTCAACCTCGCGCAGAAAGGGGATCGACACCTCGTCATCATTAACGGGCGTGTCGTCATCCCACAGGCTTATGTCCTTGAGTTCCGAATGCATCGGGTCGCGCCCTTCATCCCGCTGCGCACCCACTGCCGCGCGCCCGCGCAGGTAATCGGTGCCCACGCGAAAGTACTCGGCGATGCGGGAAATGTGCTTGTCCGACGGGTCAACGATCTTGCCGCTGAGGATCCGAGACAACGTGGATTGAGGCACGCCGGTACGCCGGTGAAGCTCCGTGGGGGAGATCCGGTCGCGGTCCAGCAGCTCTCTTAAGACGATAGAAACGTTGCGTTTTTGCATAGCGCGGATATTGACGGGAGTTTTGAGGGTTGGCAAATGCTAATTTGCATATTTTATGCATTTGCCATGCCTTTTGTCTGCCCACTTATGACCTGCGAAGCGCCAACCTCGCGTGTTAACCTTGCGGCCATTGCAAAATCAGCCGGGCCAGTGCCCTATCTTTGCCCCACCACTTTCAACGAATTTGCCAACTATCTGATGAGTAAAAACACTTCCGATCTGTCCTCCCACACGCCGATGATGCAGCAGTACTGGCGCCTGAAGAACCAGCACCCTGATCAGTTGATGTTCTATCGCATGGGCGACTTCTACGAGATCTTTTATGAAGACGCAAAGAAGGCCGCCAAGCTGCTGGACATCACCCTGACCGCGCGCGGGCAGTCGGCGGGGCAGTCGATTCCGATGTGTGGGATTCCTTACCATTCGTTGGAAGGTTACCTGGTCAAGTTGGTGAAGCTGGGCGAATCGGTGGTGATCTGTGAGCAGATCGGCGATCCGGCGACCAGCAAAGGCCCAGTCGAGCGCCAAGTGGTGCGGATCATCACGCCGGGAACGGTGAGTGACGAGGCGTTGCTGGATGAGCGGCGCGACAACCTGATCGCGGCGGTGCTGGGCGATGAGCGCCTGTTTGGGCTTTCCGTACTGGATATCACCAGCGGCAACTTCAGCGTGCAGGAGATCAAGGGTTGGGAAAACCTGCTGGCGGAGTTGGAGCGCATCAATCCGGTGGAGCTGTTGATCCCGGATGATTGGCCGAAGGATTTGCCCGCAGAAAAACGCCGTGGGACCAAACGTCGTGCGCCGTGGGATTTCGAACGCGATTCGGCGCTGAAAAGTCTGTGCCAGCAGTTCTCGGTGCAAGACCTCAAAGGCTTCGGCTGCGAGACCCTGACCCTGGCGATCGGCGCCGCCGGTTGCTTGCTCAGCTATGCCAAGGAAACCCAGCGCACCGCCCTGCCCCATTTGCGCAGCCTGCGTCATGAGCGCCTGGACGACACCGTGGTGCTGGATGGCGCCAGCCGTCGAAACCTGGAGCTGGATACCAACCTGGCCGGTGGGCGCGACAACACGTTGCAATCGGTCGTGGACCGTTGCCAGACCGCGATGGGCAGCCGTTTGCTGACGCGCTGGTTGAACCGTCCGCTGCGCGACCTCGGCGTGCTGCAAGCCCGTCAGTCCTCCATTACTTGTCTGCTGGATGGCTATCGCTTTGAAAAGCTGCAGCCGCAACTGAAGGAAATCGGCGATATCGAGCGCATCCTGGCGCGGATCGGCCTGCGCAATGCGCGGCCCCGCGACCTCGCGCGCCTGCGCGATGCCCTCGGCGCGTTGCCGCAACTGCAAGTGGCGATGACCGAACTGGACACGCCGCACCTGCAACAACTTGCCGTCACCGCAGGCACTTATCCGGATCTCGCGGCCCTGCTGGAAAAAGCCATTATCGATAATCCGCCGGCGATCATCCGTGACGGCGGCGTGCTCAAAACCGGTTACGACACCGAGCTGGACGAGCTGCAGTCGCTGAGCGAGAACGCCGGGCAGTTCCTGATTGATCTGGAAGCCCGTGAAAAAGCCCGTACGGGCCTGGCCAACCTGAAGGTCGGCTACAACCGCGTGCACGGCTACTTTATCGAGCTGCCGAGCAAGCAGGCCGAGTCGGCCCCGATCGACTATCAGCGGCGCCAGACCCTCAAGGGTGCCGAGCGCTTTATCACGCCGGAGCTCAAAGAGTTTGAAGACAAGGCCCTGTCGGCCAAAAGCCGTGCCCTGGCTCGGGAAAAGATGCTCTATGAAGCCTTGCTCGAAGACCTGATCAGCCGTCTGGCACCGCTGCAAGACACCGCCGCCGCCCTGGCCGAACTGGATGTGTTGAGCAACCTGGCCGAACGCGCACTGAACCTTGACCTGAATTGCCCGCGCTTCGTCAGCGAGCCGTGCATGCGGATCGTCCAGGGACGTCACCCGGTGGTGGAACAAGTGTTGACCACCCCGTTCGTGGCCAATGACCTGTCGCTGGACGACAATACCCGCATGCTGGTGATCACCGGTCCGAACATGGGCGGTAAATCCACCTACATGCGCCAGACCGCATTGATTGTGTTGCTGGCGCACATCGGCAGTTTTGTACCGGCTGCCAGCTGCGAGCTGTCGCTGGTGGACCGCATTTTCACGCGGATCGGTTCCAGCGACGACCTGGCCGGTGGCCGCTCGACCTTTATGGTAGAAATGAGCGAAACCGCCAATATTCTGCACAACGCCACCGAGCGCAGCCTGGTGCTGATGGACGAAGTCGGTCGCGGCACCAGCACTTTCGACGGCCTGTCCCTGGCGTGGGCGGCGGCTGAACGCCTGGCGCATCTGCGTGCCTATACGCTGTTCGCCACCCACTACTTCGAACTGACCGTATTGCCGGAAAGCGAGCCGCTGGTCGCCAACGTGCACCTCAACGCTACTGAGCACAACGAGCGCATCGTGTTCCTGCACCACGTGCTGCCAGGCCCGGCCAGCCAGAGTTACGGCCTGGCTGTGGCCCAGTTGGCTGGCGTGCCCAACGATGTGATCACCCGCGCCCGTGAACACCTCAGCCGCCTTGAAACCACGGCCCTGCCCCACGAAACCGTGGTCGCAAACCCGGCCAAGGCGCCCCGCAAGCCCAGTACGCCGCATCAGAGCGATATGTTCGCCAGCCTGCCTCATCCGGTGCTGGATGAGTTGGCTAAACTTGATGTGGACGACTTGACGCCGCGAAAAGCGCTCGAAATGTTATATGCACTGAAGACTCGGATATAA